TACGTCAATCTTAACAACTTTCTTATCGTCAACACGCACAGCATTTGCGTACTGTCTAATCTGTAGAACCCAATTAAATTGCTGTGTAGGATCTTGAGCAAGATTTACATCAAGAGCCTTAGATTGATTAAAAGTAATAGCTTCTTCTGACCATGCAACAACAGCATCATTAGTGCCATAACCAGTGATTTGTGGGTCACATATAACGTGAACACCATAAATATCTGGAAGTTGACCACTTTCAAAGTGCTTTGCATTAACGAAATCAGAAGAGTGAAGTTTATCACCACTATTCTTGATAAGATTAAACTTAGCTATAGGAGAAACAACACAGAAAATCTTGTCATTCCCGGCATAGTTTGTTTCAAATCTTTCACGAATTTCAGCAAAAGTATCTTTTGTTAATCCAGTCCAAGCAGTGATATCCGCTAAAGACTGAGCAGCAGGGAAAGGAACAGCGGACAAGCTGCCAGAATCTTTACCACGAGAAACATTAGCAGCAAAAAGCGCATCATAGATAAGCTTATCTTCTTTAGCTACCATTTTTTTCATAAGCTGACGGTTAACAATACTTGATTCAGAATGATTTAAAGCAATCTCATCAAAATCACGGAAAGTATGGCCAGCAATCAACTGTTTAGGTGTACAGATTGTACGCTGACGGCTAATTTCCATATGTGGGGTTAAGATATTTGTAAGATCTGCAAGAGTTGGCGAACCAATATCTTCATAATCTTTACGAGTTGAATCAATTGATGCAAGAGCTGTTTCAGTCACATCATCAGAAGGTTCAACACTATCAAAGAAAACTGCCTCACCTTTTTTAGCGGCTTTAGTAACAGTTTCCTTAAGAAGGGATTTAATTTTGTGACCAGCAAGATCCTTAATAGAATCCCCATACATCACTTTATAATGGTTGGTTGTATCGTGTGGCATTTGCAACACTCCTTTAAATTAAGATGATTTTTAATTTTTTTTGGCGTGTCCAAATGCTGGGGCCTAACTTCTAAATATTTTTTAAAAGAGGCCTTGCGGGTATCTCTTATTGTTATATACGCACAATAAAAAACCCGACTGTTGCAGCAGCCGGGCCAGGGTCTTAGGGAGTATGTCTTGTAGGGAGATTTTTAATTATCCATATTTTCTTTTATAAAGTGATTCTAGTCGCTGATTCGCTTCATGGTGACCAGGGTGCATAGGATTTTGGTAAGCTTCACTTTGTCGAATTGCCGAAACTGCTTCTTCAAACCCTCCACCAGTTGGGGACATATCACCAGTTATTTGACCTTCACCAACTTTAGAGATCATGCTTTCAAACATTTTAACAACCCGGTAATCATTGGCGAGACCTAAATCCTGAAGAGTTTCAGTTAAGCCGAATTTATTCACCACATTATTAACTGCACTAAGTTTTGAATCAAACTTGTCACCCCATTCTTGAAGGAGCTGAGACTTTGTTTCTTGTGCTGTCTGCTCTTGTTGATTAGCAAAATCATTAAGACCATTTTCAAAGCGTGCGTGTTCATGCTCAGCAAACATATCCATAACAGCTTTCGCCTGGTTATTTGTTAAACCATTTTCATGAAATACTTTCATCGTTTCTGACATAAGTTCCTGATCAATATTCACCATAGGAACTTCTTCTTTTTCGCCAGTATCATTTTCTACTTCAATAGTCGGAGATTGCCAATCATAACCTTCATGAGTTTCCGGCCTACCAATACGACTATAAAACTCATTCTTTTCTTCTGGTGTAGCATCTTCAGAGAGAGGGGCCAAGCCCTTCTTTCCAATCAAAGACTTCATATTTAAATGGCCGTCAATGAAGTCATCCATGCTATTATATTTATTGATACTTGTATTTTCACGATACTTTTCATCAAGTGAATCAATCCAATTCCCTGAAGAAGTAGAATCTTCAACAAAACTTTCATTGAAGTCACCACTTCCCCCAAGTAAGTCACCACTTGGAATATTTGTATTTACGTCTGCTGCTGGAGCTGCACCTTCCGCTGGTGCATCAACAGTATCAACTTGTTCAGACATCTTTCAGGCTCCTTTTTATTGCGTTGCTTTTTATTTGTTCAATGAAGTTTGAAACGTCTTGCTGTCCCTGGGCAAAGCAATTTTGTCTTTCATTATCCAGGCTAAAGACCGATTGTTTATATCTAGTGTATCTGTGAATATCTTGAAGAACTTTTTGCCCTTCAGGAGTACCAAACACAATAGGATATAAATCTTTTACATTTTGTTCAGACATGTATTTTTTATCCCATTAAATCTTGTTCAATATTTTGATCTTGCAGAGGTGAACCCTCTTCAGGAGCTTTAGCCATATCAAGAGGCGCAACCTTATCAGCCATCATTTGCATCATTTGGGCTTGTTGCTGGGCTTGTTGCTGGGCTTCTCTTAAAGCTTTTGTTTCTGACTCATCGCGAATATAATCCGGGTCAACATTATTATTTTTAATGATTCCCCTTACTACTTTGTCAGTATCCATAACAAGCCCTAAGTCTGGGGACTGCATCTCAAACTGTTTAACCATCGCCACTTGTTCCATCGCGGTCATAATCTGAGAAGTATCTAAAGCTCTAAGTTTATTATCGAGCTTTGTTGAATACTCAACAGCATATTCACTATTAGCAACAATCTTTGGAGGATCTTCAAGAATACGATTCTCAATCATTAAGATATATAAACGAGATAGGAGAGGGGAAAAATATTCATTGTAAAGTCTGTTAATTACTGGAGTGATCGCCTGTATTTTTTCAGAAATTCTTTCTTGCACTTCTGTAGCGGTCATATTCTTTCTATCTTCCAGCATACGGAAGAGATCAACAAAGAAATTATCCTCAATCTCTTTTTTAAGCTCAAGCCTATATTGACCCATAGACTGAATGTCAATGTCAGGCCTATAAAACTCCGGCTTTCCCTTTGTGGAGTCAAAAAAGTTTATTGCTCTTGGTGAAAGGTCAACATCATCCAGGTTTGAACCATTCGGCAAAAATACTGGTGGTTGAATCTTCATCTGTGCACCATCGAGAATCATTGCCCGTATTTCACAAAGCTCTTTTAATGAAGAAAGGAGAGTGAAGGAAGGCCCGCGACCATAAGCACTTGTGGACTTATGATAAAATCTTGGAACATGATAAGGAAAAGTATTATAGCCAGACTCTTCATTTACAAACTTCTTTTCTTTTTCATAATAGTAAGAAGCGTAAGGCATGTTTGTGTTATCTATCTTATTCGGGTCACGCTCTGAACGTGAAAAAACAGCATGAATAAACTCAAACTTAGTAAACATAGTGTCAGGTTTACTTGCTGCTTTCTTTATTTCTGTAGAAACCTTTCCTTTGAATTTTTCCATAGCTTGCTTTGCAGTAAGCTTAAATTCTCTAAATACAGTATCAACTTCACCATTATGATTTTCAGATATGCAACATTGAGCAATAGAAAAATTTTTACACACAAAAACTTTATCTTTCATTTCTGTGTACTGAACGCCAGTATTCAAGGCAATCCAGTTTGATATGAGTTCAAAAGATTCAAGAGCAAAGTTTGAACCCTGGAGAATTTTCAAAGCCTTTTTCCCGGCTTCTGCCATATAATTGCTGGCTTCTTCTGATTCATTTACTTTGTCATCTGCTATACGATAGCTAAAGAATTCATCACCCATATTGATAGTGTGGGAAAATATTCCAGATGCTAAACTGTTTACAGCCATCATTCCGCAAGTGTCAAAAGGCACATCCCAGGTATTGTTTGGGGAGTCTACTCCATGTGCTAAATCTTGAGATTCAGGAATATAAAATTTGTAGCACTCTTGCCAATCTTGTTGAAGTTGCTGCTGTTCAGATTTGAGCTGACTATACATTTTGTCGAGCTGGTCACCTGAATATTTTCCCTGTGGCATTATTGACCACCCCCTAAAAGATTTGAACCATTAGACTTATTCTGCAAAAGCATAGTAGATTTCCGGCCTTTTTTGTTGGCTATCTTTCTACGTGAATTATTTGCCGCAGAAGCAACTGCATCATCCTCACGCTTTACTGGTGCGTGAACTGGTGGTGGTGGTGGTGGTGGTTTTGGCTTGCCGCCTCCTTTTCCCATAACAATACCTCTTGTCTTTATCTTGTATTTCAAATCCGAATCTTTCAGCAATTCGGACTACAGATTGTTTATCCGTATCTATATACGCATTTAAGGTGAGGCCTTGTTTTTCAGTGAAGTCTATAAACATCTTCCAGCCTTGCAGGATATTCCCGGGAAGTAGTTTGCAGAAATGTATATTGACATCGTTATAATCGTTGAATTCAAGAATTATAAACGCCAGGAGATCTTCTTCATAAAAAGTCACCAGCCAACAATGGTTTTTGATGTATTGTACTGTTTCATTGATATCCATTCCGTAATCTTCCATGATATCAATTTCATTGTACTTTTCGACAGCGCATTCAATCACAGCTCTTACTGTGTCTTCATTGTTGACCAGTGACATCTTCATTTTATTTTGCTGCCTTATCTTCCTGGTAAAGAGACTTAAAAGTCTTTTCATCCATTACAGATTTTTCTTCACCATCCAGAACGATTAAAGAGCCTTCAGGAATAAGAGTCTTTTCACCAATAAGAGGAACAAGAACCAGGCCTTTCCTTTTATCTTTTGCCATTTCCTGGAGTTCTTTCAGTTCAAAAAATTTAGTAGTGAGCTCACGCCATTTACCACGAGAACAATTTCCTTTAGCAATTGTATAATTGCCCGCTTCCACTTCTGCTTTTTCACATAGAGCAAAACCATCTTCCAGGCCCTTTACTCCAGCTTTCACTTTTGTTGGTTTGTGTTTATAGTTTTTCACTTTTTTTCCTTTTTGGTTTGTATGATTTCGACAATGTCCGAAGCTGAACAAAAATGGTAAGTCTTAGTTTCATCTTTATGGTTTAACTCAAAGCAGTTAAAAGGTCTTCCCCGGTTTGTTACTCGCCTTGCTTTATAAAGCTTTTTCTTCCCCACATAAAAAGACTGGCCAATTTTGACATCACGAAAATGTATCTTGACTCTTCTCTTGAATAGATTCTTCAGAATATTCATCTTCTCCTGTTACTCCTTAAGTTACTTTTTGCTTTAAAAGATCTTTGTCTGTTTCCATAGTGAGCTGCTTTCACTTCTGCCCTTGCCAGCTCCAATTCATCCATCGCCCAATAACGAGCGCCATCAATTAAGTGATTGAAGTCATCAATTGGTTCATTTATCCAGGAGCCGTCCATTTTCTGTTTAAACTTGTATTGCTCAAACTCCATTTGAAGATTCATAGAGTTTTTGTGTATGTAGATTCTTCTTCCCTTCATGAGGTCAATGCCTGCCATGATACTATCCGGGCCCTTAGTGCAAGGATGAACATTAAAGCCGGAAGTTTGTAAATCTGAAATAGCTGAAGGATTAGCACAATCAGCAACAATTTTTGCATCTTTACTTATTCCCAATTCTTCCAGCCGGGATTCAATACAAGCCCGGGAAGGATCAGAAATATTTTTAGTTATTAAAAGTTCCTGCTCATAAAGAAGTTCACGCAGATACAAATTCCCCTGGAAAAGAGCACACTCAACAACTGCTGTAGGATCATTAGAATAACCGAAGTCTAAACCATACCCATGCTTTTGACAGTACATTCTTTCCGGCCATTCGTTGGTGGTTTGCCAAAGTTTGAATATTGCACCCTGCACGCGTCCACGCTTGCCAAGCCCGTAAACGTCCCACTTAAATTGATCTGCTGTACCTTGTTTTATATTTATTGGGTCATCGGGATTATACTTCTCTATTTCCCTAACTTGCTTATCAGAAAGAAATGGATTGTCTTGATAAGTTGAACGGAAGAAGTAAACGCCTTTTTCCTGGGTAAGTATCTGATTAAAAACCCAATGATGAGAAAGAGAAGGGTTATAATCCATTATGGTTAATTCAGTAGTACGGTAAGCAATCTGAGCATAAGCATCTTCATTGATTTCCATAACTTCATTTAACCAGGCTATATCCTGCCGACACCCTTGAAGCTTCTGTGGGTCTCGCGTTCCTTCAAAGCAAAAAGAAGAGCCATTTAAGAACGTGTAAGTCTTTTCAATTTTATTCCATTTGCCCGCTTTCATCCAGTAGTTTGAACTTCCATCAGAGTCAACCCCTAAGGCTTCCCCCTGAATTCTCATTGCGAGCTTCAGGTCATTGATAGTGGTTTTATTATGAGTGATAGAGTCAGCACGAAAACAGCGGACAACTTTACCAGGATTATTATTAAGATAAAGAATCAAAAACTGGCAAATTGAAACGGTTTTACTTGAACGTGTAGAACCTTCCATAACTGCAATGTCGGCATCTTCAGGAAGGGACTGCAAAAAATCAAAGTTTACAGTAACGTTTAATTCGCCAGTTGGTTCACTCATTGGGCTTCTTTGGTGCTGGTGGTGCTTTTGGTGTAGGTGGTGGAGAGTAGCGGCCTTGCTTAGATGGAATTGCATTTATTTCTTTAAACATCTCATGCTTTTCAAGAAAAACAGTATTGAAGTTTATTTCAATAAATTCCATTCCTTTTGTAAAAAAGCTTTCAGCTAAATCAGAAATATTTGGGGCGAGAAAATACCTTTGGTTAGCTTTTTCTCCTAATCTCATAATGGCTTTCAAAAGAGAAGGAGACCTTTCTTTATCAAAAGCAGGACTAGCTTTATAGAATTCATCAACTACTAACATATCTAATTCATCAATGTCATTCACGTAGTGGATTGCTCTTTCTTGAGGGAAGATAAAAATATTTTTCTCATCAAGTTCAGCTTCCGATGTTGTAATAATTTTATAATCTTCTGAGAATTTTTGCTGAATTCGCCTTCTGGTTTCATCTGTTAAAGCAACAGTAGGAACAATTATCATTATGTTTCTAGGTTTTGCAATTGATATAAACGAATCAATTATGAAACTTTTTCCAAAACTTGTTGGAGCACTAATTGCTAAGCTCTGACCTGAAAGAAGTTTATTAAGAACATTAGACTGTTCCCTGTGGAGAGTTAGCTTTTTGTTTGCACCAACATCGACTTTGAAAGCCTCATATATAAACCTCTCTTCCCAAGATGCTGTTGATTTGTCAATGTAAGGGTAAAGTCCAACTTTTCGTACTAATGAATTAATTAATTCACCATATTGAGTTTCTTCATTATTGTATTTATCAAGAACTTGAATTAACTCATTACGAGCGCCTTCATCGTCCCCTTCATTAATCAAATCATTGACAATTTGTAAAGATGAGAATATCTCCATAGCTTACCCCTCTTTGTAATGTCTTACGTTTTTAATAAATTTATCAACGATTGGTTGTTTTTCAGGAACGGGGAAAAGGATTAAATGAAAAGTTATTTTATCGTAATCAAAA